ATCTCATTACCTAAAATGTAACTCAGCATATTGGCGATTTTTTCGGGATCGCTTAAGTCTGTGTAAGCTTCCCCAAAATTGTCTTGTTCGTATTCTTGGATCGTTTGCACGGCCTCGAATAATTCATTACCTAACCATTGTTGAGCCTTCCAGGTTCCGATAATGAAATAATCATTATTTAAAAATCTTTCAGGAAGTTCTGAACCTTCAAAATCACAATAAAAAGCATCTTTCTTAAGTTGCTCTTTGTCTGTGTAGTCTCCGAACCTATCCAAAGCAGAAAGACCTTCAGCCATTCTTGCTTGGTTTTTAAGGTTGCTTTGCTCGTCTTTGAGCTGCTCGAGGATGTATTCTTTAACATCCTCTCGTTGTCTTGTTAAGGTCATTTGTAAACCTCGGCAATCTTGCGAATATCAGAGAGAAGCCCAAAAACCTTGGAAAGATTTTCTTCTTGCTTCTCGTATTCGTATTCGTCGGAACAATAATCAAACTCCTGCATATTGTCATAGATGAAAAATGCAAAGTTTAATTTTTCATTTACTGTCTGCCAATCTTTTTTAGAAGTGGCAACAGGGAAAAGCTTTTTACTAATCATTTGGTTTTGATAAAAAGAAAGTTTTTTAAAAAGGAAAAGGGTTTGGAGTTTTTAACTCTCCAAACCTTCAGCACGTCTCGACTTCTCCAGGTCTTCGGCGATCCAATCGGAAACGATTTTATTTGAAGCCTCAGCAATTGTTTTTAGGAAAAGTTGGTTAGCTTCTCCCTTGCTGTATCGCAAATCATTAACCGTTGAGATCAAAACACCTTCTAAAAAAGACCTGTCTACATGAACACAGATAGAGTCTTTTGTTTTAGCGTCTTCTATCTCAATCTCTGGAGAACTCCAAGAATCAACGCGGATTTTTAAAGTATCTCCAGAAATCAATTTTATGATTTGTTTGTGCTGGTGATTAAGCTGCATTTTTTTAAATGAATGAATGAACGAAAGAGCTTTTTTGCTTCTCTTTGCTGTGGCACGACTGAGAAAGAGAGAAGCTGCTGAAGGTTGACAAGTTGTTAGGCTTACCGGTTCGGCTGTTCTCGTTTCCTGAGCTTATGCAACAGCGAGAGCTAGTTGACTAGTTTTCGCTAGGTCAACCAATTTGGGAAGGTTGACGGCTCCTCTTTTGTGTTGGCTAGTATCAGGATCTCGTGGAAGTTGTGACCCAGGAGAAGGAGTTCACCAATTGTTTTTATGGGTGGCTGAAGTTGTACCTTCCCCATGGATTAATAATACCATATTATTCTAGTAGTAACAACTAGCAACTTAACAATTGTAATAATTATAATACTATCCTAATGTCTCCTACTTGTAGACGTAGTGACATCTAACATCACTACGATATTAGCCTATTGATCTGCTCACGGCGAGTAGCCGTAGGGGATGGGTAGCAAAAAATTTTCATTGTCCGCATAATGCGGGTACCCTAAATATATTCTTGAAACTGAGTTCTTATTTCACAATAATAGAATACTATTCCTTCGTTTCAACTTTAATAGAAAGCTCAGGTGCCTGGATATTAACGGTTTCTACTGACTCACCAATAACTTTGCCAAGAGAATCCAAGACTTGTGCTGCTGTTTGAAGCTGACCTTTTTTAACAGCTTGATTAAACAATCTAATTCTCATTGATTGTAATCTTGAGAGCATATTTTCCCGATCTTTTTGCCAATCCTCATCATTCCATTTATTAACACGCTTCCAATCACTCCAAGCAGTATTCACATGAACACCTTCTTTTGCGGCATGATCTAAAACGAGTTGTCTTGTTGTCAAACCTTCTAATTGTCTTTTATATAAACGCTGACACCGTTGTTCAATCACCATTTCAGGAGTACGACCTACATGCCTTCGTTTTTTAACGACTTCTGGTTCTACAAAGGTGTTGTTATTGGGAAGGCAAGAATCAGTCACAAACTTATCAATGCGTAATAAGTAAATAATAACCTTTAAAGGATAGTTTGGGTAAGGTCTTAGGGGGTAATAGTAGGAAAAATGAGTTATTTTTAGAATATGACTGTAAAAACAGCACCTGAAATCAGCCTTCGTTGGGCGCAAGGGGAAGTATTCAACAGCGAAAGACGTTTCCGAGTCTTAGTAGCAGGTCGAAGATTCGGCAAATCCTACTTAAGTTGTATTGAATTACTTCGTGGAGCGATAGAAAAGCCAGGCGAAACATTTTTTTATTGCGCCCCAACGTATCGAATGGCAAAAGATATCGCATGGAAAGCATTAAAGAAGCTGGTACCAAAGATATGGATTCAATCTAAAAATGAGACAGATTTGAGACTGGAATTAATTAATGGATCAAGTATTGAGCTAAAGGGAACAGAAAATGCGATGGCATTAAGAGGGCGAAGTTTATCAGGGGTAGTACTAGATGAAGCAGCTTTTATGGATTCAGAGGTTTGGTTTGAAGTAATCAGACCATCTTTAGCAGATAAACAGGGATGGGCGTTATTTATTAGTACACCCGATGGGACTGCGAGTTGGTTTTATGATTTGTGGTGCTATGTAGCAAGCGACCCAACTGAAGAATGGCAAAGGTGGTGTTATACAACGATAGAGGGGGGTAATGTACCAAAAGAAGAGGTCGAAGCAGCTAGGGCGCAATTAGATGCGAGAACATTTAGGCAAGAATTTGAAGCAAGTTTTGAAAATTTAAGTGGATTAGTTGCAATTTCCTTTGGGGATGAAAATATTTCAAAAGAATCGAAGGATATTAGTGTTGCACCGTTATTATTAGGGGTTGACTTTAACGTAGACCCGATGTCGGGGATATGTGCAGTAAGGGATGGGGAAATCTTGTATGTTTTTGATGAAATTATTATGACTGGGGGTGCAACGACATGGGATTTTGCAGAAGAAGTGACTAGAAGGTATGGAGTTGACCGAAGAATTATTGCTTGTCCTGATCCTACGGGTGGAGCCAGAAAAACTGCTGGTATTGGAGCAACAGATCATAGTATTTTGAGGAGAAGTGGATTTAATGTATCGAGTCCAAAAGCTCCTTGGAAAATCAGGGATAAAATTACAGCAGTAAATACAGCTTTATTAGATGCAGCGGGGGATCGAAGGACAGTTATTCATCCACGATGTAAGGAATTAATAAAATCGTTAAGAACATTAACTTATGCACCCAATACAGGATTACCAAATAAGAACTTAGGAGTAGATCATGCGTTTGATGCTTTTGGATATTTATGTCTTCAGCAATTTAATTTAGCGAAACCTCAAACATTAGGGCAAACTGGATATAGAATCTATTAAAGATAGTGGAGTATTATGGCTAAATCAGCAGCTACAAAAAGGTGTGAAGGTTACTTGCGAAGTGTCAAGAAAGGGAAGAAGGGCAAGAAGTCTTCTACGACAAGTAAAAAGAAAGGTAAGTGATTACTTTTAAAACCCTCCATTCAAAACAATGACCTACGCTGTTCCAGGCCCAATTAGAACCAATATAATTAGCTCCACATTTGTTGGTGGTACTGATAGTCCATTTACACGTACACGTGCGGTATTGGACATGGTGAAGGGTTGGGAAATTATGAAAGCAGTTACATTAGGGACTGAATATTTAAGAGATAATTCAAGAGCATTTTTACCTTTAGAGCCAAGGGAAGATTACGAAGCCTACTTATCAAGAGTTAATAGAGCTGTATTTTCACCTTATACGCAGAGGTTATTAAGAGCTGCAACAGGATTAATTTTAAGAAAACCTATAACAGTTATTGGTGATCCATATTGGACAGAAAATTTCGTAAAAGATGTTGATGGATGTGGATCAGATTTAGATGAGTATGCAAGAAGATTAATTATGTCTTCTTTAACTTATGGTCAAAGTCATTTATTAGTTGATTATCCAGCTCCAACGGGAGCATTAAGTTTGGCAGAGGAGAGGGAGCAAAACAGGAGGCCATATTGGATTGATGTAGATCCTACAAATTTATTTGGATGGAGATTAGATAGAGAAGTGAATTATGGAAAATTAATACAGGTAAGAATTGGTGAAAAAGCAGTCGTTCCACAAGGAGAATTTGGTGAAGCAGTCCATGATCAAGTACGAGTTATAGAACCAGGGAAATATAGGATTTATAGAAAAGTTGAGGAAGATAAATCGTTATATAACACTGTGGATGGTACATATACAGATGATTTCAATTCACCAACAGGGAGTTCTGATTATGAAGTAGTGGAGTCGGGTGAATTTTCATTAGGTGAAGTTCCTTTAGTGAGTGTGTATTCAGAAAAAATAGACACGATGACAAGTAAGCCACCGTTATTAGATCTTGCATATTTGAATCTTGCTCATTTCCAAAGACAGGCTGATTTAATTCATAGCTTGCATGTAGCATCACAACCAATGTTGGTATTAGAGGGATGGGATGATCAAACAAAAGACATGGCAGTCAGCGTCAACTATGCGATTGCGACCCAACCAGGTAACAAAGTTTATTACGTTGAACCCGCATCAAGCGCATTTGAAGCACAAGCAGCAGAAATACAAGAATTACAACAACAAATGGCTACGCTCGGTATTAGTACGCTTTCACAGCAAAAATTTGTTGCTGAATCGGCTGATGCGAGAAGACTTGACAGAGTGGATACTAACTCCATGCTCTCGATGGTTTCGCTCGAATTAGAGCAAAAGCTTCAAAAAGCGTTTAATTTATCTGCACAATATGTAGGTTTAGAACCTCCAGAAATTAAAATTAGTCGTGATTTTGATATTGAGAGATTAATTGGTCAAGATATTACAGCTTTAACTTCTTTATTCGATCAACAAGTGATTGATAGGGATGAATTTAGAGATATTTTAGTGCAAGGAGAAGTTTTACCAACAGCAACAGAGACTGAAACGGATTAATATACTAGAATATTAGACAAGTACATTATTTACTATGGCAGCACCGCAAATGAGATTTGAGGAGATAAATCCTCCAACGTGTCCTCCAAAGAAGGTAGAGACACCAGTAGAA